TTAGCGCGTTTTCTGCGTTGTAGTTGCTTGTGATAAGCACGGCGGCGCTTCCAGCCACGAAAGCTTTCAACCAATCTTCGAGCATAGATGTCACCTTGGGAGACACGCATTACTCCTCGTCGGGTTCAGGTGGTGGCGGTGGTACTTGTACTACGCCATCAATGACTTCCCAGCCAATCGCGGCTGGATGTGCTTCGTCGTACTCGATGTAGTGCGCCGGGTCGTTGTTGACCCAATCGGGTGCTACGACTTCCACGTTGACTACCACGCCTTTGGTGGTGTCGGGTTCAACGATTGCTACTGTGCGTTCGCTCATACTTGGAACTCAATCCACACATAGCCGCTTCCGCCTGCTGCACCTGATGTGCCTGCTGTGCCGCCTGCTCCTACCGTAATCGTAATAGATGCGGCTGGCGTGACTGCGGCACCTGCAACAATGTAGGCACCATTTTGACCCAAAGTATTTACTGCAGATGTGCCGCCATTGTCGCGGCCAGTTGCGCCGTTGCCGCTATTAGCTGCACCTGCAAAACCATAGTTGCTAGCAGTTGTGTCTGCAACTCCGCCCGTAGCCGATACGGTGCCGCCTGAAAATGCGACCGATGAAGTACCACCTGCGCCTGCGCCCGAACCGGTGCCACCACCACCTGCTCGAATGTGAGCAATTGCATACGTAACTCCGGCTGGAACAGTCCACGTACCCGAAGCAGTGAATTCATCTACGTTAGTCACGCTTCCAAGGTTAGCCCACGAAGTGCCATTGTAGAACTGCACCTTGTCAGTGGACTCCAAATAACACAACTGGCCTTCCGCCAAAGTCTTTTCACCTGAGCCACCAAAAGCAGCGTCACGCGCTGTGGTGTCAGCGAACACTGGCACACCAGTGCGCGCGCTTTGATTCATTTGATCGGCAGTCAGAACCTGTGCAGCCGTAAATGTTGGAACAGTTGTCTGTGCGTTAGCGCCCATGGTTACCTCATCCTAATACGTTTGTGCCATCAAGTTGACCGTACACCGGGTCATCCAAAATGAGCTGGAACACGATGGTGGTCGGGGCTGTGTAGTAGGTAATGCGATGCCCTGACGCAAAATTGATGTTGCCCTCGATGCCTTCAATGCTCAGTTCTGACGTGATGGTTGATAGCCCGGTGATGTCTTTGGTGACAGTGATGGTGTCTCCGATGTCCACGGTGGCAGCCAGCGCTCGCTCGGCGTTGTCCAGCAGGGCAAAGCTGGTGCTGACAGCCGTGAAGCGTGGAGCAGGCTCAGGCTCAAGCAGATAGTCCGCTAGGTCATCAATCTCGGTTTGCTGATGCAGCAGGCTGTTGGTGATCGACTGCGACTGAATAAAGTACGTGGCCTGACTGGTCAAATCCTCAGCCAACGCATTCTTGCCATCAAGTGCTTGCACGTAGGCACGATTTAGCACGCCGTCAGCGTCAAACTCAATTTCTACGTTGTCATACGGTGTGTTGGTGTTGTCATCGGCAAACGTGATGACCGAACCGCTCAGTGTGGCTCCGATACGTGGCTGGAACGTGAACACGCCTGCCCTGCTCATAAACACTCGACCCTGCTCTGCCTGGTTGATTTGCGTAATGTACGCAAGGGTGTTTTGCCCGGCATTGAGCGTGTATGAGCTGTCGTGACCCAGGTTGACCGTGCCTGGGTCAATAGCCGTGGTGCCTGTGTAATTGACCTCTGGCAACGCTAGAACAGTCTCAATGCGTTCTCCCGAGGTTTCCGCACTCGGGTTGAACGCAGCCATCTGCGTCTGAGCCAGCAGGTAGAAATCGTCCGAGCACTGCACCGCCACCGTGTTAGGGCCAGCCAAAGCAAACTCATAGTTGTAAGCCGTGACGTAGCCAACAAACAGATACTCCGATGATCGACTCAGCCTGACTCGACGCATAGGTGCAAGCCCAGGTTTGTCGTTGCTCGGGTCGTAATAGGGGCTGGCAGTGTCATACGGCCCGAGAATGCCTGTCTCGTCGGACATGCGGAAGCTCATCGTCCCGGCACCGAACTGGTCGTCAATGTTGCGGCGACCTCGCTTGTAGGCAACCTCGGTCACATACTCGGTGATGTCTGCGTATGTCGTATTAGGGCCAAGCGTGTAGCTCGTATTGTTTAGCACGCCCTTGGTTGCGTCATCCAACCTAAATGAGTTGTAGTCAAAGCCTGTGTCAAGCTCGAGCAGGTAACTACCTGATTGGACAACGCTGGCAGCCATGGTTATGCAATCTGTACGTCAAGTGGGCCGCTGCGACGGTTGTACTGTTTCAATGCGTTTACGATGGTGTCGCCTAAGCGTTCATCAGCAATGGTGCTGTTGACCGTCACGTTGTACACAGCCTGCTTAGGCGCGTACGCAGCGTCCAGCATGGCTGGTACTTCGTAGTAGCGGCTCTTGGGGTCATACACCGAAGGGTCAAACGGTTGCACAATCATTTGACCGCCACCGCCACCGCGACTGCCGCCGCCACCGCCACCCGATGGGGCAGGCAACGTCACCGGGGCAATAGCCGGAATGCTCGGTACTTGAATCATGCGCTCCACTCGATCAGGGCCAACAGCTGTACCAGCAACACCGCTAGCAGTGCCCCCGCTACTGATGTTGAAGCGCGGCAAATTGATGTCACCCAATGGGTCAATGCTGACACCCGGCAGCAGGTTCAAGCCTTTGATGACCAGATTTATCATGCTGACGTACGTGTTGGCGATGCTCTCAAAAATGCCGATGATGAAGTTGCCCATCGTGGCAAATGCGTTCTTGACGCTGCCAGTCTTAGCGACCAGCACACCAAAGCCAGCCACCAACAGCGCCACAGCAGTTACGACCAGGCCGATTGGGTTAGCAGCCATCGCAAGGTTCAACGCCAACTGCGTCACCGTGATGACTTTCATTACTGCGTTCAATGCGAGAATTGCCCCGGCAAGGGAGCCGACAACAGCCATGACCGCTAGCACTTTGTCAGTGTTGTTTTGTACGTATTGCGCAAAGCGTTGCAGTACTGGCAGCAGGCGCTCGAGGATGGGCAGGAATGCTGCACCGATGGATTCCTTAGTTTCGCCAATGGTGAGCGATAGGCGTTTCATTTGACCCTCAGCGCTGTTGGCAGCCACAGCTGCTGATCCGCCGACCGTACCAGCCACAGCCGCAAACACCTCGTCCAGTGACGCGCCTTCTTTGATAAGGCTTCGTACCGAGGGCAGCAACGTGCCCAGCGCCTTCGTGTTGCCACCGTACGCCTTAGCAATGGCATCCGTAGCAGTGCCCAAATCAACGCCAGTAGCCGCTGCAATGTCGAGGGCCAGCGTGAGGCCATCCTGTGCCGAAGTCATCTCTCCGGTTACTTGGACAAGCGAGGCGAGGGCTGGGCGTAGTTCATCGTCAGCCACAGCCGCCGACATCATCGTGGATTCAATAAACGCCTCAGCGACCTTGATGTTGGCTTCCCCAGCCAGCGTGTTATTAGTAATGGCTTGGGCGAGCAGGGCTTGTGCTTTTGCGTCCTCAATAGCGGCCTTGGTTGCGTCACCGATGACCACAGCCAGCCCACCAATAGCCGCAGCTGCCGGGATGGCAGCCTTCTTGAGGGCGAACTGGGCTTTAGCGCCAGCGCCTTCAAGGTTCTTGAACTCGGCAACAGCCTTGCTAATGCCTTTGCCATCAAACTCGGAAATGATTGGGATTGTTACAGCCATTAGCGAGTCAGTCTATTCGTAGTGGCCTCATTGATTTTTTCTACGACTCGACCAAGGTTCTCGTTGACCTGATCGGCGTTGCGTTCGTATGAGGGCCACATCAAACGTGATGGTGCACCGTAAAGCGATGACAGCGCTGATGCCAAACGATTAGGTGCTCCACGGCCTGCCATGTCAAAGATTGTGCCTGCTGGGCTTTTCATTGTCACACTGAAAACAGCCAGGCTGTTTCCACGCCTGCGATTACTGAAACGCGCAATAATGGATTTGCTGACCGAGCTTTGTGCCCAGGGCATGAGCCTGCCGCCTTTCCAGTTGCGTGACATACCCGATAACGGCAGATTCACAACCTTGCTTTGAGCATCCTTGACAATCGGATCAACGATGGTCTTGAACTCTTTTTTGATTTCTTTGGCAAGCTCAGGTTCCATGCGCTGCAACTCGCGCAGCGTCTCTTTGACACCGACAACAGTTACAGATGTTTCAGCCACGTTGTTGTTGCTTTCTCGCCAGCAGTAACACGGTAGCCAAATCCTCAGAATCAAACTCGATGTCAGGTGGCCACCACCCGGTAGCCAACAGCAGTTCCGCTAACTGGCGGCGGACGCTGTTGCTTCCGTAGGGTTTGCGTGGGCAGTCTCCACTACCTCAAAATCCTCAACGGACACAAGCCAAGTGTCATAGTCGCGGCCTTCACGTTTATTGACGTTGAGCTGATGCCACGCCATAAACATGATGTCATCGATACCGATACCAGCCTGTAGATCGCTGGCGCGGCGCTTGAACTTGCGTTCCCACGCAGCAGCCGTAGCAATTGTCGTTGTGACTTGCTCTGTAACCAATTCCGCTGCTGGTGTCTTGAACGACACCTTGATGGTTAGTTTCACGCCGTCACGTCCTCAACCAGCACGCCACCAGTGATGGTGATTTCGATTTCGGACAGTTCACCGACCGAGCCGTTGACGAGATCAAGTGACTCGAGGTATCCGCCAGTGATTTGGAACTCAGGGTTGGTCGTTGAAATGCCAGACGAGGTTGGCTTTACTGCGACGTACACGTTGGTGCCGACAAGGCTGGTGAGGTCAACGTACGTGCCGGGCGATGCCGAGTACTCCATGAGCAGCGTGGCGGTCACGGTCACGTTGGTGAGGCCACCGACAAACTGGCGGCCTGTGTTGCCAAACGAAGTGGAGTCAAGCGCTTCACGCGACTTGGTGATGACCACAGACTTGCACTGATCGGTCAGGTCTTTGATTCCGGCAAGGTTGACACCGATGCCGAATGTTGGGGAAGCCAGGTAAGTGGTTGCGTTAGCCATGTAGCGAATCTCCTCTACGTCGAGGGTCGCTGCTTACCCGTAGGGCAGTCTAGTAGCCCTAGGGGCTTACTTTGGTGCGTATCGTCAGCTCGTAGGCAGGGTAGTCAGCGCCACCGTACGACACCGTGGTTGGGCGTGCATCGGTCAAGCCGATTTGTGCAGCGCGAATCAAATCAATGTTGTCCAGCAGGCTGTCAAGCGTCCTATTGTCACCAGTGCCCAAAGCAGTCATAACGACACGGAATTCCATGTCAGCGACCACGTTGGTTGCCATCATGATGGTCGGTGCCTCGACAAGTGCGCATGGTGGGTTCATGTTGCGTGGATCATCAAACACACGCAGCCCGGTAATCGTCTGCAGTTTGGTGACCAGTTGGTCGTAACCATCCTTGAACATGTTTGACATGTCAGGCCACCTGTGGCTTATTGACTCCGAGCAAACGCAGGATTTGACCGTAGTTGCCTGTGACCGGGCCACCTGTGGCTAGTGGGTCAAACGACGCAAACGCCTCCGTGGAGCCTCGCTCACGGTAAAGGATTGCCGCGTACTGGACGGTGCCGAGCTTTACCGCGCCATCAGGCACGGTGGTCGGTGAGTCAAAATAGCCTGACTCTTCGCGTTTACGGTAGGCAAATTGGTTGGCTGCGCTCACTGCCATGTTGGCTACGTCAAGGTCAGCACTCGGGTTCGTGAACGTGAAGCCAAGGTAATCCTCAACATCGCCCAGGACAATCCACGAGCACGTCACCGAGTATGTGCATGTCCCGGTTGCAGCTGCTCGATCAGCATCAGCCGTAGTCAGCGCAAACAGCACCTGATTGGGGATAATGGTGTCAGTGTCGTACTGGTAATCGCCTTGTTGCGATACGCCAATGAAGTAGTACTCGGGCAACGCCAGAATCTTGTGCGTGCCATTCCACGTGGCATTGATGCCAGACAGGGTGATTGACTGCCCTACCTCAAAGCTGTGGTTCTCCAGCAACTGAACGACGGCAACATTACTAACTACCTGTTTATGGGTAAGTGAGTAAGTTGCCACCGTTCAGTGTCACCTGGAGGGAGTGAACTTAGGCGATTTCAACGAACTTGCTGGCATCAAGCATCAAGGTCGCGAGGTATCCGCGGAACTTGATGATGCGTGACAGCGAGCCATCGGTGGCTTCGACTTGGATTGCACCCTTTTGCTGTTCGTAGATCTCAAAGCCATCGGCGGCACCGATTGCGAGGAAGTCGCTCTCGTATGGGCACACTACGACTGAGAGGCCGAATGCGTTGGCTGACAGCGTGCCGGGGGCGACGTTGCCGAATGCGTTCATTGGGCCGACCTGTGGGAACAGTGGACGGTCAGCGGTGTCGCTGAGCTGTCCGAGTGCACCCCAGAACGAAGGCGATGCGAAAAGGTGGGTTGGCAGGTGCGTGCTGGCGTTGAGGATGGTCTGCGACGCGCCGTAGATCCATGCTGCCCATTCAGCCGGGTCAGTTACGTCAAACGCGGCGCGCGTGGTGGTGATGCCAGCCTTG